CTGTAAATGCAGTTAAAGGCTCTAGCCCTACTAGGACCATAGCCTTCTGTGCTACTTCAATATCGGTACTAGGAGTTGTTGGAGCCATCTACTTTAATTTCTTACCATACTTATTCATTATGTTTTTATCAGCTACTGGTTGAGCAACATTGTAAATTCCTCCACCTCCACCAGCTTTTAATTTTGGCATAGTTAGTTCCATAAATCCTAAAAAAGCAGGTATGCTAGCTCCTGCTGCAATACCAGCTTTTGAATAAGGACTACCCATACTCTTTTTATTTTTATCAAGCCTTTGTTGATGCATTTTGGCTTTCATCATTCCAAGCTTGGTGTAATCAAATTTTTTTCCGTCAGTTGTTTCAGGCATTATTTGCCTCCTAATAATTTTTTGAGCTTATTTTTCCAACTTTGGTTTGGAGGAAGAAGCTTCCTACCTTCAGGGTCTTGATGGAATTTTTTTATATTTTTAGAACCACTTATCCCTTGACCTCTTATGTAACCACCTTGAAATGGTTTAGCCATTGGAACGTCAGGTTTTCCAGCTATATGTAATCCAAAAGCATTTGGAACACCCATTCTTTTAACAACTCTATCCATTCTGTTCCAATATTCATTTGAAAATTGGTATTTTAAACTTGGACCAGATTTAGGTATATTTTTCTCTTTTAGCTTTTTGACATAACCTCTGCCAGATGGTTTACCACTCATGTTTTAACTCCTAATTTAGCTCTTTTACCTATAGATGCACGACTACCTAACCGAATCCTGTTTTGAGGTTTACTAGGTTCGGCTTTGGGTTTAGCACCACCCTCGGGAGAAGGTGGTACTAATTTTCTTTTTTTAACAGCCATTAACGACTATCTGTTGTCATGCTGACAATATCAGCTACGTCAATCGCACTTCCGTCATTTGCATTAACTGTTGCAATACCAAATCCGTTTGAAGCATTGATGAAAATAACATCACCAACATTTACTTCAGATACCATGTCATTAAAGTATCCTGCCGCATCAATCGTATTTAAAGCATCACCACTTGATTTATAATGCCAGATGTGGAAACCGTTTCCTGAATAAGAAACTAGGGATAAATCTGCTTTTACAAACGCCATATTCTACCTCCTAATTCTTCAGTTCACATTCAAACACGCCTTCAGCATCGATTAGGCATGAGTTCATTTGCATCTTGTTTAATACAAAGTAACTGTCCTTATCGTTGTGATATTGCATATTTGAACTAATATCAGCTCCAATGGCATGAGCCACTGCATCTGCATGATAAGCAAAACACTCTTTATGAGTTGTTCCAGCTGCACCTGATCCGTTCAATCCAGTTAGACCAGAATGAGCAAACCACATAAAGCCGAGCCATCTCTTAGCAGTCATGCCTGAAGAAAACGGTAATTCAGAAGTTGGGATATACTCAGTTCTACTAAACTGATCAATCTGCATTAACTGAGACCATTGCTCGTGACCGACTACTACAAAACGTCTGCCATCATCTGGAACTTCATTGTTACCAAATTTTTCCATAAGCTCTAAAGCCCAGGCTATTGTGATACCATTTGAAGTTTCATCATGTGCTGATGTTGTTGTTGTCATTTGAGCCAAGATAAGATCATCAGTTTTTCTGCCAAGTGCATAAGCACCTGATTGCTGAGCCACCATCATCTCATCGTGGTTTATTCTAAGTTGATCGAGATCATCAATCCACTCACCTGCAAAATAGTCCTCTAAAGTCACATTGACGTTAGTGTGTTCTAAGTTCATAGGTGCTACAGAACCGTGTCTCGCCTTTGTTGTCGCAAAACCCTTACCGATTTTTTGAAACGTAGTCTTGTTCTTAACGCCATTTCTGTTACGAACAGTGTTTCGGAGTTTAGAACCCATACGTTGGTATGCCATGTGGACACCAGACTCAAACTCCTCGATAAAGGAAGTACTAATGGTTGATAAAGCCATTTATATCTCCTAAAAGTTAAAAGTTACAATTTACTGTCCAGTTGTTCCGTCTGCTTCCAACGATGTAGTTGTCCTATTGTCGACTTCAGGGCTACTATGTTAGCTTCTGGGCTTTCAAGTACCCCTAAAGTGCCATACAAAAATAATGATGTTAATTCACATTACTATTTCTGTAATTTTGTAAATTGAGCAAAGCCTTGTTGAACTTTGTTGATAAATGCTGGGTCTTTATCTCTCCAGTACTTAGGATCAGCTTGCATAGCTTTAAGATCATCTTTGCTAAGAGTTTCTTGAAAAGCTGTATCTGAAGTCATGTTAAATCTTGGTTGACCATTCAGCTCCATTAACTCTTCAAAGAGTTTTACAGTACCAGCATCTGCTCTGATGTTTGCAAATTTACCATAAGCTTCTTCAGATAGATTTGTACTTGCCCAAGTATCAACTCTTTCAAGTCTTCTATCTGCGTGTTCTCCTAAAGCTTCTGCTTCTTCATTCCAATCTGGACCTCTAGTGTTGTCCATTGCTACATACTCGTTAACCAAACTATCAAACTCTTTTTGATTTAATCCATAATTATGAGCTTTTTCTCTAAACCATCCAAGCATAGGATCGGATTCATCAACATTCCATTCCATGCCATCTGGTACATTTACGTTAACATCATAATCTCCAGGGGACGTAGGGACATCTTTGTCAGCTTCTCCCTTCATCTCTTCAATGACAGAATTACGAAACTCTTCTTTTCGAGTATGAAACTTTCCTTCTAATTCTTTATAGGAATGTGCTAGTTGCTCTGGCGTCTCAAACTTTTGAGGAAGCCAATCAGGTCTTGCATCAACTTGGTTATCGTTAGTCTCTGAGGGAGTACCTTCATTTTGTACGTTGCCGTAATTGACTGGCGTGTCGTTTTGGTATCCTTCTTCACCACTGTCTCTTGTTGTTTGGGGGGTCTGCCCCTCTTCTTGGGTTGCTGTTTGTACTTCATCACTCATATACACTCCTTATTGGTCAGAAAGTTTTCTACCCATTTCACATCTGGCTTTCATAAGTGCAACTGTCCATCTTTGTCCTTCATAGTGGGATAATTGCTCAGCTGGTGTGTTTGGGGCATGAATATTATGTATTGTTATATTTTCAAGATATTGGAGAAATGCCTTTCCTACACCTGAACCAAATAGTCCATAGGCTTTAGAGTTAAGGTCATTCTCAACTTCTTTAGAGTAAGCTCTACCATCGATAGAGCCTTCTGCTTTTTGTTTGGTCATTGTCCACCCATTTGTTGTTGTTGCATTAACTGCATTGCTTGTTGGATGTTCGCTTCAACCTGTTGTTTGTTTGCTAACAGTTCTTCTGAAATGCCAAACTTATCTGCCAAAAACTTGATTACTTTTTCTTGATCGTATAGTGCTGGGGTAATTTCAGGACCGAAAGTTCCTGCAACAGTTTGCTGAAATCTTACAAAATCAGAAACATCCTGTTGGTCCTGAGCTCTTAATAAAGGAGAGACAGGAACAATTCTTAACTCTCTACCATCAACCTTCGGAATATCAATTAATCCTTGATCGGTGTAGATCGCTATTATTCTCTGGACAAGTGGTTGCAAAAACTCTTTCTGCATCCGACCTGCTACAGCTCCCATGTCTCTTGCGACATCTGCTAATCTTTCAGATACTTCTGTCGCTGACAGTGGAGTTTTCGCATTTGGTCTTGTGTCCAGTTCATCGATAAATAGAGCCTTTCGGACGTTCCTTCTCATATCTTCGATAACTAGTTGTGCAACATCAAACCTTGAAGGCGACTGCAATGAATCAATATTAGAGCCGGGGCTTCTCGGGATAAAAGTCCCAGGCTGAATGGTAATGTTGTCAGGGTTAAAGACACCATCATCATCGTACACATATGAGCCTGCAATCGCCATCTCTGCATTTTCCAAAATTAACTGAACTGTTAGGTTCAAAGTCTTAATTGCTGGCATTGCTTGCAGTAATGGACCTCTTCCCCAAACCTCAAAGCCAGATTTACTCCATCTTGTCGTAATCCACGGAACAGATCCACTTCCTTTGAGTGTTGTCTTGAATAATACTTCCTTGTCTGTTTCAGACACGAGAAAGTAGGTGTATTCGTCCTTAAAACGGTCTGTGGAGTCATAAATGGTAGCTTCCACTATCTTTGTCTTCCTACGAGGGTCCCTACGTTGTACGTCCTTCATAGACTGATTAAACTTAGCATACGGATATCGGTGCTTTACATCTGTAATGTCACAATCTTCGTTCCAACGAAACCAATCGGTAACTGTGTCCATAGCCCCAGGCAAAATGGCAACATTTGTCGGTGGAACAGACGTAAAATGCAAGTCTCCTACAAAACGACCACTCTCAACCATCAAATTCATTGTTCCAAGACCTAAATCCTGCAAACCTTCGTGTAATTCTGCATTAAAGTTGGAATTTCTTAATCCTTCGTGCAAAAGATCGGTAATTCTCTCTAATTCCTGCATTAATGAGCGAGATTGCATCTCTTTTGGCAGTTCAGGACCTGGGGCAAGCTTAAAAGCTCTGCCATTGGGTGGGAAAAAGCCAAGTTGAAGTCTTGAAGCAAATTTAGGAAGACCAGTTACGGCTGTTTCATCATAAATGTTCTCAGTTCTACGTTGAGCAGCTGATGATTTATGGAAACTCTCTCTATGAGGCAAAACATAGTCATAACATTCTTCCCAAAGATCAGCCCAAGACTGCCATCTGCTTTTGGCTTTCTTGAATCTGTCCATAACGAGTTTAAAGTCTTTGTCTTGTTTATCTCCTCCTGCAGGAGCAGGACTTGCATCACCGTTTACTTCATCTCTCATATTAATACCTTATTGAACCTGAACCCATTTTTTTAACTTTGCCCTGAAAATTAACACCACCTTCTTCTTCACTCATTAAAGATCGAAATCCTCTTAATCCTTGCTGTGTAATTCGCTTTTCATTGGCTTCGTATGCTTCTTGAGCTTCTTTTTCTTTGGCAAGCCGAGCCTTTTCTGCAGCTTCTGCATCTATCTGTTCTT